CTTGTTAACTCGCCACCTGTAAATTCGACTGTCGTGTATTCGCTTTCACCGTAGTAACCCGTAATCTGGGTGCCTACCGTAAACTCTGCTGTAGCAAACGTCGTATCAAAGTCATAAGCCCACTTAAGAAATACAGTTGCACTGTTTGCGCCAACCAGTGTGGGCTTTAGTTTTTTAAGAATCTTAACTCTGGAGCTATCGCCAAACGTCAAGCTTGGGCTGTAATACTTAAAACGATAAGCTTCATTATTATCTGTATAGCCTGTGTATTCACTAATGCCTTGGTTTGTGCCGATGTACAGCTTTCCATTTTCTAGTCGAGTAAAAGACGTAAAGCCGGTTCCCGGCCATCGAGTCACACGGTACGAGCCATTCTCCACCGTGCCACGCACGTCAAAACAAAACGTCGTGTTCTGACCTGTAAACGCCAGCAAATAGAAACCTTCTTCTGGGCTGTATACCGATCTAAAAAACTCTGTCTCTGCCTGCAACGAGGCAATAATGTCCTTCGTTATATTTCCTGACAGGCTACTAATCGGCAAAGACTTCTCTTGGATTGTTCGCCCAAAGCTTTTGAGGCCAGTATGTGATAGGAACAGGACATCAGTACCTGTGTACTGCACAGTATCTCTATCTACACACCCAACACCCGCTACGGTATCTGCTACCGACATAGTAGCCGGAGCTTCTGCGCCTTGATATGCCACAATGCTGTGCTTGCCAAAGATAATAAGAAGGCTATTGTGTGCGGCTAACGCAACAATCTCATCATAGCCATCAGGCCATACCTTTGAGATATCAATGTTGCCGCTAGTGCCACCAGACCAATCGTGACCAATAAGTAGATCAGACCAGTAAATAGTAGATTTGTTAGAGCTAAAGTCCGCTGTCCACAATCGACCGTATGCCGCTAGAACTTCGTTGCCGTACATGGCACTGGCTACGCCTGCGGCACCTGACACGGTACTTAACTTGATTACTGAGCCACCAGCGTTGTCGTAAACCAAAGGTTCATAGCCACGTTGAAAGAAGTAGATTTTGTCGTTGAAGTTGACCATCTTCCAGTTATCAGCAGTGATTGTGTAACTGCCGGGAGTCTCGTCAACTAACGTGGTTGTGCCGCTAATAATCTTGTTGTTGCCAACAGAAAATATTTTAGTGTTGCCACCGTCATCCCTGAACTCTTTAATTGCACGAATAGACTCTGTGCCAAGTACAGTTTTTGTAGTCGTAATAACATTGTGGCCTTTACGTGCGGCAATACGTCCTCGCTTGTCGATTACAGCGTTGTCTGCAATCTCAGCAAAAGACGGATCCTGTGCTAATGGCGAATCCTCGGTGTTAACACCCTTAAAGGCCGGAGCTACAAGATTAATACTTTGCAGTTGTTGAGCCATATTAGACCGCCCTAAATACCATTTCTTCTGGATGTTTAGCCGCATCAATTGCTACGGCATCTGACAGGTACTGGTTAGCTATCGTGAAGTATTCGGCTGTAGATGTGCCACCTGTTTCTCCACGCTCACGGGCAAGCAGTGCTACCGCCAAGTGAATAACAGGCGCTGAAGGAATTAATAGTTTGTCAGCGTTAGCTGTTAGATCGCCTTGCCGCTTAACAACATCAAACCGCAGGCTGTACACGCCATCTGGTGTAGGGCCAATCAAAAGCTGAGTATCGCCGTTGCTGTCTAGCCCGTTGTACGTAAAGTACTTTGGAGCGCCTTCTACTGCGTTAGCAATGTATAGCGCATCGTTAAACCAATCTTTAGTTTGGTATTCCATAAAGCAGTTCTGAGTGTCATTCAGTACTGACATTACTTTTACATTGTCACCGGAGTTAGTTAGTGAGTAAGTATTGTCCGATGCCGCAGTAGTTACCGTGATAGTTTCACGTAGCGCAGACCAGTCAGTCGCCTGACTAACTAATGTTTTTGCATCGTTAATAAAATCACCAACCATTTTGGCATAGGTAGTGTTAGTAACAGCAGTCACCTCTTCTTCTCGAAGGCGACGCAGTACAGCGTTCATTAGGTTTAGATATGTCATACGCTTCTAGCGCCTCCAGTAAACATGCCGATTCTTAATGGGTCAGCCAACTTACGCCGCGTCAAACCACGTTGGAATTTCTCAAACTCAACAGGCTGTATAGGCGTAGCCGCCGCTATTTGCCCAGGCATCAATGCTTGTTGTGCCGCAAGACCTAATAGACCAGCACCTAAGCCTTCACCTAACCCAGCAATGCCCGTTCCAAGACCTTCAAGACCCTGACCTATGCCACTAACGTCCGATGCCAAGCCACCAATTTGTGTGCCTAGATCTCCAATCTGTCCGCCAATTTCGCCAAACTGTTCTTCAGTACTTTGCTGAAACGCTTGTTGTGCTTCTGCTTGGCTAATTTGACCAGCTTGAAGGGCGTCAATATCAACATTTACGTCAGAAAAAAGATCAGTAACAGTGCCGCCAAAGGCTTCAAACTGCTCGCGAGTGGCATCATCAAGGTCATCAATATTCCCTTGAACATCAAGAACAGCTTGCTGTAGTTCTTGCCGCTCTTCTTGTGCCGCTGTTTGTCCTGCCGCAATATCTTCTGCTGTTGCAAAACCTGCACCACTTAACGCGGCATCAATGTCTTCTGGTGTTGCAAACCCAGCGTTTGTTACTGCGGCTGTAATATCTTCCGGCGTAGCAAATCCTGCCGATGCTAGCGCGCTTCCTAACTGCTCAGGCGTTACATAGCCAGCATTAGACAAAGCGGTTGCTACATCCTCGGGAGTAGTAAATCCAGCATTTGATAAGGCAGTTACAATATCTGTTGGAGTAGCAAAGCCAGCCGAAGCCAATGCACTTCCCAGTTGCTCTGGTGTCACATAACCGGCATTAGAAAGAGCGGTGGCAACATCTTCTGGAGTCGTAAAGCCTGCGCTTGAAATTGCATTAACAACATCGTCTGGCGTAGCAAAACCTGACGCCGCCAAAGCACTACCTAGTTGTTCGGGTGTTACATATCCTGCGTTGGCTAAAGCAGTAGCAACATCTTCCGGTGTAGTAAATCCAGCATTTGTTAGTGCGGTAGTAATATCTTCCGGGGTGGCAAATCCGGCTTGCGCAAGAGCAGTGCCAATATCTTCTGGTGTTGCATAGCCCGCTTCAGCTACAGCATTAGCAACCTCTTCAGGTGTGGCGAAAGGTGTATTTTCTAAAACGCCTTCTACAATGCCACGTATTACCTCTGGGTCAGCATCTCTTCCGGGTTCGCCTCTTTCACCTTGTTCACCCCTTTCTCCTTGCTCTCCTTGTTCGCCCTGTTCTCCTTGTTGTCCGTCTACACCATCAATACCATCAACCCCGTCACGACCGGGTTGTCCGTCTACACCATCTATGCCGTCTATACCATCTACACCGTCTGTTCCGTCTTGGCCCGGATCTCCTTGTGGCCCTTGAACTGGAGCCGGTGCTGGCGCAGGAGCAGGAGCAGGAGCAGGGGATGGCGCTGGTTGAGGCTCAGGTGGCGGCTCACTAACAGGTGCAGGAGCAGGCGCAGGTTGAGGATCAGGAGCTGGAGCTGGCGCTGGCTCAGGGAAGTACTCTTCAAACATGCCTGTTGTAATAGGCGCTTCTTCTTGCGGCGATGGTGCTGGAGCCGGAGCCGGAGCAGGTGATGGAGCAGGTGCTGGTTGAGGAGCAGGCTGGGGTGCCGGAGTTGGTGCCGGAGTAAAGCTAGGATCAGGTTGAGTTGTAGGGTCAGGCGATGGGGATGCAGTGCCAGCATCTCCCGGCGTTTGGTCTTCCTGGTCTACAGGATCTACAGGATCTACAGGTTCTGGCTCTGGTGGCGGCTCAGGCGTTTCTTCTGGCTCTTGCTCATACTCAAACGGATCTACTTCTACATCTGTTTCTAATGGGGTGTCTGGAGCTTCTTGTACGTCAACTAGAATGTCTCGAATTTCTGAAGAAACCTCGCTGGTATCCATTGGGTCTAAAGCAGGGTCTGTAAACGTAGGAGGCGGAACAATTCTTTCGTTTGAAGGCGGTTCAAGGTTCAACAAAGCATCTTGATCAAGACTAGTGTGGAAGCCCGTGGTAGATTCTGAGCCTGAAATTAAAATATATCCACCCTCGCTCTGTGCAAGAATAAGATTGTTCTCTACAAGCAAATCGCTAAGACCTTGCAAGTCGCCATCTTGCATTAATATAGCTATAGCATCTTCAGGCAAGCCATGAGCAGACACGCCAGTGGCTGTAGTCCATGCGTTCTTGTCATTAACAAACTGCTCAAGAATTTGCTCAGGTGTAGCATCTGGGCTAACGCCTACGGGGAATCCAGCATCGTTGTAGTAAACGCCATTAATTAACTCGTCGCCTTCAAATGGGTTTGTTATTTGTGCCATAGGCTCAGGTTGTGCAGTTGTGTCAGCAGTTAAGTCAGCCGTAGTGTCTGCAAGCTCTGAGTCTGCGTCATCAACAGAGTTAGCCATAAAGTCTTCAACAGAAGGGCCGCTTGGGTCAGGCGATACTGCATAAGCATCTTCATAAATAGACTGAAGGTTGCTTGATAAATCCCTTAGTTGATTAGCAATAGCTTCGTTTTGCTGGTCAGCAATAGCTGTGTTAACAGTGTTTTCCATGATTCTGTTAACTTCTTCCATTGTGTCTTCATCAACAATGGCGGCATATTCTGCATATCGCTCTTCTAGTTCTCTTTGCCGTTCTTCAGATATTTCTTGTTGACCAACAATTCCATCAAGTAAGAATCCAGCAATTTCTTGAGCACCAGCAAACAAACCAGATGAAATAATCTGATCCATATCTAGCTCGCCATCAAATACTGCTTGGCGAATAGCTGTTTGGCCCATTGCATTTAAAACATTGTCTACTTCTTCAATGCCTGTTATTTCTGAAAGATCAATGCCTCCCAAAGCACTTTCAATTTGAGGGCCAATAATTTGACTTACGGCTTGGCTTAAACCAGCAGTAGCCGCAGTCTGAAGTAGTTGGTCAGGATCAATAGAGCCAGTAGTAATAGCTTGCGTTAGTGCGTTGCTAACAACAGCAGAGCCAACACCACCTAAAGCTGGAGCCAATGCACCGCCAGACATAATGCCAATAGCAGTTGTAATGCCCATCTTTACAAAGTCAGCAAGACCAGCGTGGTCTTCGTCTACAACCTTTACATATGCAGAGCCATTCCATGCAAACTTGTCGCCGGAATTACTGTATACAACAGGGTTAACACCATATTTCTGTAGCAATGCTTGGTTGGCTTCAGAGTTAATCCAGTTGTTGTAAGCGCCTGGTTGTGTGCTTGTTTGCTGTCTACGTAGATTTTCTAGGTTTTGACCGGGATCGCTAGGGTCAATAGTAAGGTCAGCGTCACCTTCAAGAATCATCTCTTGATCTTCGCTAAACCCAGTGTCAGCTTCTGACCAATTGCCTGTATCGTAGTCACCAGACTGAATTAATTGTTCACGCTCAGTCATGTAAGCAAGGTAGTTATCAAACGTACCAAATACTTCAGGCAGTCTATTTACCTTATCGCTTTCAAAGTAATCACGTAGCTCACTAACTGTTAACTGCTGTACTTCGCCTTCTTGTCCATACAAGTAGTTTTGTGACGCACCACCACGCTCTCTACCTTCAACGAACGTAAAGGTCATTTCCGCTTCAGGCTCTGGCTCAGGATCAGGCGTAACAATAGGAGCCTGTTTTACAGGGTCGCCTTTAACGTCGCCTGTAACAATAGGTGCTTGCTTTACAGGATCGCCTTTAACACCGCCTGTTCCAACAGGGCCGCCTGCGGGATCAAATGGATCTGTTTGACCCGGATCTGTGCCTGGCATTCCTCCGGGGTTTGTTAGCATGCCTGTAGAAGCTGTAGCCATTATTTAGACCCCGACTTGCTAGCACCGAAGTAGAAGCTCACCACAGAAGACACGATACCCCCGAGATAGCCCAGCACCAAGTTAACGACGTTGAGGTCGTTGTCATCAGCAGGCTGGAGAGTAACGAGAAAGACGTACCCACCAAAAAGCAAGATA